CATATCCTGACCAGCTGGCGCGGTATATGTCCATGTGCCTGCAGCCGCATTATAATTACCAATCGGTGCGCTAAAGCCCCAAGAAGGATCAATACCTGTAACGGTAACTGTCAGCACTTCCGTTGCAGAATGGCTTGCATCAAGAGACGCTGTAATCGGAACATCAACAGAGCCATCTTCCTTAACCCACGCATCATCAACACCGTTATTGACGTTAATGGTCGGTGGCTCGGGCGTATTCTCCCAAGTCACTGTGAACGGATCGGTGGCTGATGTTGTGTTATCACTGGTGTCGTTTTCAGCATCACCTGGATTTTCCTGCGTAAACACTCTGCCTGTCAGGTTAATCGTACCGACATAATCTGCAGGCGCGGAAATCGTCAGGCCGGAAAGCTGCGCCGGAGTGAATGACCAAGTGCCGCCGCCCTGATCTGTGCCCTGATTAAAGCTAAAGCCGCTGGGCACGCCGGAGATTTCATAGCCGGAAATCGTCTCATTACCCGCCGCGCCTTCGCCTGTAAAGCCCTGCATATCAATGGCAATGGCATTGTCTTCATTGCCGCTGACATTGTCTGCGGTAATAGAGGCCGGATCGATAACCGCATCAACAAAGACAACAACCTCTGGTATTGTGAAACAATCTCTGCAACCAACCCGTGTGCGGAGCAGCCACTACCACCTTACGGTGCCTGCCTGCTTGGATCATTCAATCTTGTCAAATACGTTAAAACGAATGAGAATGGAGAGCGCTATTTCTCTTTTGATCAATTGCGCGCTGACATTCCGAACGTTGTTCGTGCCATGGACAACGTTGTTGACCGAGCAATTTACCCGCTGGCGCAGCAAGAACACGAAGCGCGTTCCAAACGTCGCATGGGCATTGGTGTGACAGGATTAGCGAACGCTCTTGAGGCGCTTGGTCCTGATTTTGTTTATGGCTCTCGACCGTTTGAAGCCTTGACGCACAAGATTCTTGGCCTGATTGCAAATGAATGCTATCGTGCCTCTGCACTTCTTGCATCAGAAAAAGGCGCTTTCCCTCTGTACAAAGATGACTTTCTGGCAAGTGAGTTTGTGCGGCGCTTGGATGATGACGTTTTTGACCTGATCGAAAAGCACGGTATTCGCAACTCTCACTTGACTTCTATTGCTCCGACTGGCACTATCTCTTTGTCAGCAGACAATGTATCGTCGGGTATTGAGCCTGTGTTCAGTTACGGTTTTGATCGTATCATCAACATGCCAGACGGTCAACGCAAGGAACGTGTTGATGATTATGGCGTCCGTGTCTTTGGTGTTGAGGGGAAAACGTCTGATCAGTGTTCTATTGACGATCATCTGTCTGCTCTTCGAATTGCGTCCTATTGGTCAGACAGTGCTGTTTCAAAAACATGCAACATTGGCTCCTCGGTTACGTTTGAACAATTCAAGGATGTTTATCGCAAAGCATGGGCTGATGGTGCAAAAGGCTGTACAACGTTTCGTGCCGCTGGAAAACGAATGGGTATTTTGCAGGCTGATGAACCTGCCCAAAGTGAGAGTGAAGGTGCCGCATGTTACATTGACCCTGAGACCGGTAACAAATCTTGCGGATAACCCTTGACAAATGCAACCCAATCAGATATAGCATCTGACCAACAACACCCACCACGCCTCTCAACGATGCGCAACCGTGTGGGTTACTTATTCAGGCGGGGCGAGCGAGGAAGCGCTTGGAATCCGAGTAGCCGTTCGATACGGATAGCTAAAGGGGTCGCAACCCTACCGCCTGAACCCCATAACCCACCTGCCGCGTGCGGCAGGCTCAAGGGCAGCATCAAGACCATGGGCGGTTATGCCGTTTCATCTGCCCTTGCTTATTCGGGTCGCGCCCCCGATAAACAAATGCTGCCGTTCCCGCACGGCAAGCGGTCAACTGTCTCCTTTCCGGTTGGCTAGGCGCTGCCAAATCGTGATTGCGAGGCGTTAGCGCGCGTGTAGGAAAATCCGGTTATTCACACTATGATCCGCTAAGATCAGTGAATGGACACAAACCCCCTGCTCGCCCGGTCCGTTTTTACCGGATTTCAGGAAGCCGACCTCTTCAGGGATGGTTGGGTAAACCGGGCCTCGTAATCACGATTTGGCAGAGCGTTTTTACATGCGCTTTTAGCACAAGGTTGACGGCACCTTGGCCAAATAAGCCGTTCATTTTCAGAATTTTATCAGTGAAGCTTTTCAGGTGAAGCGGTGGTCTCCAAAACCACAGAACGGGGTTCAAATCCTCGCACTGGTGCCAGAATCTTTCTCAAGGACAAAAACTTGGCACGACTAAGCGACATTTTCGCGTTCCCAAAGCTACGCCGGAAACCTGACCCCAAACGAGAGGTTGGTGTTTCCGGCGTAGGTGTTTATGGTGGTTATCTCCAAACACGAGAGAAAAACCCCAAACTCACTGGCACGCGCAAGTTCTTGACGTTCGAAGACATTGCAACCAATGTCTCGATTGTCGCCGCTTCCGTTCGCTACTTCGTGAATCTTGGCTCCAAGGCCAAGTGGTCTGTTGAACCTTCGCCATTTGACACCGACCAGTTTTACAGCGATCTTGTCGAACGGTCCATGGAGACGACAGAGTCCTCCTGGTCAAAAATCATTCGTCAGTCGCACATGCATCGTTTCGAAGGATTCTCCTGTCAGGAGATGACAGCCGCCGATCCTGATGATGCAGGCAATATCTTCTTCCGCTCAATCGAGAAACGTCCAGCATGGACCATCAAGCAGTGGGATGTTGACGATACGGGCCGTGTCCGTGGCTTTGTTCAGGAATCGCCCCTGACCGGCGAGTCTCTTTACATTCCTCGTTGGAAAACAATCTATCTCGTTGATGACCTTCTGAGTGACAGCCCGGAAGGTCTTGGCCTTTTCCGCCATTGCGTTGAACCTGCCCTTCGACTCCGTAACCTTCAGCAGTTGGAAGAAACGGGCTACAATCGTGACCTTCGCGGCATTCCCGTTGGCCGTGCTCCGTTGACGCTTCTTGAGCAGGCCGTTCAGGATGGCGATTTGACTGAGGAAGAGCGCAACCAGCTTCTGACTGACATGAACGCTCTCTTGCAAATGCAGCGCAAGGGCGAAGACACGTCGATCATGCTCGACTCCATGCCCTATGTCTCCAAATCAGACACGGCAGAAAATATCACGCACGTCATGCAATGGGGGATCGACCTTATCTCGTCTGATGCTCCGGGCCTGAAGGACATTTCTCAGGCACAGATACGTGTGCAGCAGGAAATCGCCCGTCTGTTCGGAACGGAAAGCCTTCTTCTCGGATCGTCTGGCACGGGTTCTCTGGCTCTTGCCCGTGAGAAGGCTGACACATTGATGATGTCGGTCAACTCGATCAACAATGACATCAAGGATCAATTCAACAAGGATTACATTGACCTGCTCTGGCAATTGAACGCATGGCCTCAGGAAATGAAGCCAAAGTTCAAGATCGAGGAAGTCGGCATCAAGGATGCTGAGATTGTTGCCAAAGTGATTGCTGACATGGCTTCTGCTGGCGCTATTCTCGATCCTTCCGATCCTGTCATTCAGGATGTTCGTGAACTTCTTGGCGTTTCTCGTATTCCTCAAGAGCGGATGGAAACCCTTGAAGAAATGAATACACTCGATCCGACAGGTATGAATCTTGAAGACGATGCCTCAAGTGATGAGGTTGTTGCCTGATGCCTACAATCACAATCTCTCAAGACGGTGCATCGGACGATTTCTACGTCTATACATCGTTGGCTGATGCCAACAACTACATGGTTGGCTCAATCAACTGGAAAGTCTGGCACGCGCGGTCAAGCGCTGAACGAGAACGCGATCTTGTTGAAGCCGCGCGCCTTCTTGACCGTCAGAAATGGAAATCGGACTATGACACACGCGCAAAGCGTGAAGTCGTTCAGGACATTCTTGATGCGTCCGTTGAACTTGCCTTTCTGATCGCTACGGGCGAGACGGGTTTTATTACGTCTCCGACAACATTTGACTCAACCAAGCGTGTCAAGGCTGATGTTGTCGAGGTAGAGAACTTCCGTTCGTTCAATGCTGCCGATGCGCCCAAGCGCTTTCCGCAGAAGATTCATGAACTTTTGCGCGATTACCTTGCTGGATCGGGTGGCAAGGTTGTTGCTGCTGCACCATCGTCTTCTGGCACCAGCAAAATTTCAAACGCTTTTGATGATTGGGATTATACACAGTAATGTCAGAACTCACTCGCATCGACAGGCTCCTGACCGATGTCGAGACCGATGTTCGCAAAGTCTTTCTCGATTACATAAGGCGCATCCAGTCACCAGACTCCTTACAGCGGATTGCTACCTTTCTTGAAGAAGGCCGTATTGATCTGGTCACTGACTATCTGTCAAACGCCTTTGCATCCTTTGAACAGAACGTCGCAGCAGCAGTTGCGAAATCTGCAACAAGTGAAATCAGCGCTCTTGAATCTGTTCTGATCGCAGCGCTTCTGGCGAACAACGCTTTCTCCACAGTCACCAGACTCACGTTCGTTCCAACTTCGAATGATGCCGTTCGTGTCGTTCAGGACATGGCACGAAACCTTCGTTTTAACATTGTTGACGGAGAGCGCAATCTTTTCCCGACGCTGTTTTCTGACAGCATGGGCATGACGCCTCAAGAGCGCGCCCGTTTCTTCACACGTCATGTCGGCTTGACTCTTCGCCAATATCAAGCGCTTCGCAATTATGAACGCCAGTTGCGTGAAAACAGCCGCCGAACACTAGACCGTGCTCTCCGTGATCCGAAATTTGACGAAGCCATCCAGTCTGGAAGGCCACTCACCGCAGCGCAAATCGACCGTATGGTTGAAGCCTATCGCCGCAATCTCATTGCCTCCCGTTCTGAGACGATAGCGCGTAATGAGGCAGGCCGCATGGTCAATGAAGGTCGTCGTATCGGCCTTCTTCAAGCGTTGATGCAAGCGCAGATTGATCCCGGCACGATTGCAAAGACATGGCGTTCCATGCGCGACAAGCGGGTCCGTCCGACACATAAGCACGGCTCCGGCCTTGATGGCCAGACTGTCATTGGCATGGATACACCTTTTGTTTCGCCGTCCGGTGCCACGCTTCGTTATCCGCATGATCCACAAGCCCCATTTTCAGAAACATCGAACTGTCGCTGTTTCGTGATCTACTCCCTGGTCTGACATGCCATACGCAACAAACGAAGAACTTCCTGAGCCAATTCGCAACGCTCTTCCTCGTGCTGCACAGGATGTGTTTCGTTCTGCGTATAATCGCGCGGCTCAAGGCGGCGCTTCTGAGAGCAAGGCCATGGGCTATGCTTGGGTTGCTGTCAAGAACGGCTGGAAGAAAAATGGCAACAATCAGAAGTGGGTCAGAAAAAATATGTTGCAAAAAGGCAACAATGACTTGACAAACGAAAACCAATCAGATATAGATACGCACAATTCTCTTGAAAAGGCAGAATATCAGGGTCGCCAAGTGACTCTTGACAAGCCTTTCCGTACACCGGGCGAATCAAAGAAGTTCGCTGTGTACGTCAAAGACGGTGATACCGTCAAGATTGTACGCTTTGGCGATCCAGACATGGAAATTCGCCGCGACGATCCAGAGGCTAGAGCCAATTTTCGTGCTCGCCACTCTTGCGATACAGCGACAGATAAGACAACTCCTCGATATTGGAGTTGTAAACTTTGGTCGAATGAAAGTGTTTCGGATTTGACAAAAGTTAACATCACGTCTGAAATTTTTAAGTCTGATGAAGAGCAGCGCATCGTTTATGGTTGGGCCAGCATCATCACAAAAAAAGGTGAACCTGTTGTTGATTCTCAGGGCGACGTGATTGAAGCATCTGAACTTATTAAGGCCACAACAGATTTTATGAAATCTGTCCGTATGGCGAAGCAGATGCACGTTGGCGATCAGATTGGAACCGTAGTTCATTCTTTTCCCCTTACAAATGATATTGCCAAGTCACTTGGCATTGAAACAGAAAACGAGGGTTGGATTGTCGGGATGCACATCGAAGACGATGAAGTCTGGAAAAGTGTGCGTAGCGGTAAACTAAAATCCTTTAGTATTGCTGGTTCTGCCTTGCGTGAAGAAATTGTCAACTAATTGTAAGTTTGATGGCTGTGACAAGTTATCTCTTCGTGGGTATAAAGTATAATGGCAACTAAACTTAAAAAATTGAAGCTATCAGAACTAAGTTTGGTTGACGTTGGTGCTAATCAACATGCGGCTGTAACAATTTTCAAACGCGCCGATCCAGTCGCAAGTATTGTTAAATCGTTGTATCCCAACGACAATGACTTGCGTTTTGTTGATTTCAAAGACGCTTTTGCCCAGACTCAA